TAAAAAATTTCAATCTTCTACCAAATCTAAAAAATACAGAGCAGAATTAAACAAATACAATCGTCAAAAGGGAACTTACGGAAATGGTGATGGTAAAGATGCTTCTCATAAGGGTGGGAAGATTGCAGGTTTTGAGTCACAATCAAAAAACAGAGGACGAGCTGAAAAGAGTCGTTTGAAAAAAGAAGATATCCGACAAGAGATAGAAGAATACGTTGATGGTATCTTGGATGCTATTGGAGAAGAATTTATGGTGAATGAGGCTTTCAGACCAAGTGATAAAAAAGTGTTAATGGTGATTGGTAGAGATATTATTAATAATATCAAAAAGAAAAATAAAAATTTAAAACCAAGTAAACAATTAGGACAGGCACTAAACTCTATATTCAGAGCTATGACTCGTGGTAAAGATGATGCTAATTACCAACAATATAAGAAGTATTTTCCAAAATATAATGATAAACTACTTAAAAGATTATCCAATGCGTATTTCAACGAACCATTCAATGTTCAGAATACATTTATTAAAAGAGTTATGAATTATGCTCTTAAAGAAGGTAAATACGAAGTTTATTTTGATGTGGGTTCTAAAGGACTTATGTCTAAAAGTGTTACTGCAAGAAATGAAAAAGAAGCTGCTAAAAAAGTTGCTAGTGGATTAAAAGGTGGTAAAAGAAGAAGTATGTTTATGTGAAGCTTGTCAGAAGGGATATAAGACTCATCCAACTCGTAAGACAAAGATTATGTTTGGTAAGAGATACAGAAATTGTATTAAGGCAGAGGGTAATGTAAACGAAGAATCTAAGGTGATTAAACAGATTTCAAATTTAGCTAAAAAGAAAAAGTACGGAACTGTTGATGGTACTCGGATGAATGCTAAAACTGCTAACTTGATTATGAAAATTTATAATCATCCGAAGATGAAGAGTTACAAAAAGAAACTCGACACATATAAATCACATGAGTTGGTTGATATGACTATTAACATGTCAAAAATTTTGAAAATAAAAGAATCAATAAATGAGTATAGTGGTTTTAGTGGAATGAGTCAATGGCAAAAAGATGCACTTGCTAAACAAAAAGGTGAACCTATTAAAAAAGCTTCACCAAAAGTAAAGAAAGCTCAAGATGCTTGGTCAAAAAGATACTTGGTAAAAGGTGGTGGGATGAATATAAAAAAATTAAGAAAAGATGGTCATCCACCATTCCCTACTGATAAAAACTACAATAGATTAATAAAGAAGTTTCCGTTTTTAAAAGAGGGAACTTGTGGATATGGTATAGATGGACAACTTGGTAGTGAACCAGCAGGTCCTCAACTATTAAAAAGGAAGAAAAAGAAAAAAGTAGATGAAAATATTTTGAATAAAAAAGAAGTTGCTAAGATATATAAACTTCTTTTAAAGTATGGTAATAGTGCTAAAGATGCCATGGATATGATTAAAAAGAATATGAAATATGTGGATAAAACATACAGAAATTCATCACCTCGTGGTAAAGCTGTAGCACTTGTGGGACTTCAAGCTTTAGGTGAGGCTGTAGTTAAGGTCTCTAAAAAAGATGATGTTCCAGGCAACGTAATGAAAATGAGTGGTGAAGAAAAAATTAAAAAATTAGTTTATAGTGGAAGTATTAATAATAAAGGTAGTTATGAAATTAAAGGAAAAAATTTAAATGTCATTGGTATAAGACCAAGAGACAAGGGGTTTTTCGTAAGACATTTTACGATGAAAACTGGATTTAGAAAAGCTAATTTATACTACGATGGTGTAAATTGGATGAATAAAAACAAGAAGTTTTAGGAGTTATTATGGCTGAAGCTAAAAAAGTAATTAGAGAAGATTACCACATACAAGACCAAAAACATGCTATCAATCAACAATTGGTTGATATCATAAAGTTTAGACAGAATAAGAAATGGTATATTAGTATATCTGTGGTAGCACTATTCTCCACTATCCTTGCTCTTATGATTTACTTCATGAGTAATGGTGTAGACGTACAAAGTGGTTGGAAGGAGATTCTACTACTGATGTTAGGTGGATTTGTAGGTTCGTTTGCCAAGGTCATTGACTTTTGGTTCAACAACGCCGAAGATGATGTTAAACTTTTAGAACATGCGGATGATTAAGGAGTGAGGTTATGAGTTTTTTAGCAACATTAGGAAAAGCCGCTGGTAGTTTACTTGGTGGTGATGCAATTAAAGACATTGGAAATATAGTAGATGACCTACATACTTCTGGTGAAGAGAAAGAAGAAGCAAAACAAAAGATTACACAGATACTAGCACAAGCTGAACAGGCTGCTCAGGCTCAAGTATCTGCTCGTTGGGAAGCAGATTTGAAACATGGTAGTTGGTTAAGTAAAAACATCAGACCAATTACATTGATTTTCCTTACAGGTGTGTTCGTAATACTGAGTGTATTTGATGGTAACATGGGTGAGTTTACGATAGGTGAGGCATATGTACCTGTATATCAGACTCTACTTATGACTGTGTACGCTGCATATTTTGCTGGTCGTTCAATTGAAAAAGTAAAAAAGGTAACTAAGTGATAAGTTTAAAGTCATTAGTAAAGTATGTGAAGGAAGCTAAAATCACACCACCAAAAAAAGGTGTGGAGACTCCTTTAGATGCAAAAGTACAAATACCAGGTTTTGGTGTGATGACTAGAAAACAGATGCAAGGTAGTATCAAACGATATATTGCTGAAGTAAATAAGTACATTAAGAAAGGTGATGTTGAATCAGCATATAGTGTTTTGTATAAACGGAGTGTTTTAAAGGGTTTTTTAGAAACCGAAGTAAAACATAGTGGAAAATAAACAAAGTAATATTTATTATTATGAAAGACAAAATTACATATAACGGAAAAAAATACAAAAGAGTTGATGAAAGTCTTAATAGAAAAGTAACTGTTAAAGAAGTTCGTTCTTGGTTAAAGAAGTTAGAAGAGTTTCGTTATCGTAAAGTAAAAAGTGTTGATGCTAGAAGAGTTGCTTCATTCATCAATAATGGTCTAAGTGAAACAGATTTACCGATGTCTCTACAGAAAAAGTGGAGTCAAGCCAAATACGGTAGAGAAAAACATTT